TGCGTTACTGCTAAATCCTTGTACTCACCTGCGGCCGCGTCAAGATTGCTAGTATCAACCTTTGTATCTTTTAATTCCGTGTTGAGTTCACCCGTTGCATTTGCTAACTGATCTACGGGCGCAACAACTTGTTCTATTGCATCACCTACATTCTCGATGTTACGCGCCGCATCACCCGTATCAATGCTTTGAATCGCATCGCCTACATCTTTGACTTTTGCCGTATCAATGTCATCTATTGCATTGCCGATGTTTTGAATGCCTCCAGTTTCAATGTTTGAGATAGTTGTCTCTAGTGCTTTAATCTGCGTGTTGACATTTGCGAACGCTTCACTGCTTGGGTCAAGCCCATTCAACTGCGCATCGAGTTGCACAAGTTGATTGTACAACAAATCAAGCGAAGCCTGCGTGGCAGCACTTGCGGCGTCAAGACTGCGCAGGTTCTGCTCAGCTTTTGAGGTGTCAATTACAAACGATTTTACAATAGTATCTGCCATGTTTAAAATAGGTTATATATAGCGATTGCAATAAGTGATAACAGGAATAGACGCCACGTCCAAAGTGTGATGTTCCATAGCTTACGTTGCCACGGCTTCAATGCTTTGTTGTGTTTCTTGTGTGGCGCAATTCCTGCTTTGATGTAGTCAATGCTGTGCTTGATTTGTGTGCTCATCGTACTGCTGTATATGTTAGTGTTACTGTTGTAAAGAATATGTAGGTATATCCTGTGCCCGTTGTTACAATCTCAATGCGGTGTTCGTCGGTATTGGTTGTTGTGTCGATGTTGATTGCAAAGTTTACTGTGGCAAATCCGTTATCCTCATTGATAAGAATCACACCTGTTGATGCGGCAATGCTGCCCACCTTTTGAAACGTCACCATGTGCAAGCCATTGTAGGTTGTTGACCCTGCAATGTCCGTAACGTTGACATGTAACAGCACAGACCAAAAGCTATCATCGGGAATATTCAAATGCGCGGCTGTATTCTCAACTGTTGGCTGAATGATATCACCGCTAGTTGCTAGTGCGTCCTTGCTACCAAATAAAATCACACCGTACTGCGTACCACCTTCGGCTTGTGTGCGATCATCAAGCTTCCATCCACCACCTACGTGCATACCCGGCAAAGTAGTTAGCACGTTCTTGCCAATCATGGTGTTACCGCGTACAGGCTCTGTCAACTTTAGCGTATCACCAACGGCCAGTGTGTTGTTATTGCCACCTACAATGGACAGTTCAACACCTTGCTGCACGCTGCGCGAATTGCCATCATTAGGCTGTGTACTTGCATTGCGCGGAACAGGTGCAGTACCAGTTCCTGTGATACCATTGGTTGGTCTATCACTTTGATTGTTGAACGCATAGCACTCCCCATCGCTTTCACTCCATTCATAGCCGTAGCGCACACAACAACTTTGTGTGGCTGCTACTGGGTCACCTGCCCCGTCGATGAAGTTCACCGTGCCATTGATGTTAATTGAATCAGGTGTAGAAGAACAGTCCGCTTCACTGTCAATGTATTTAATCAACTTGACTTTGGTTGACTCAAATTGACCAACCTTGTAATCATTAACCTCGAGAATGCGCCACTGTGCGTTGTTTACATATACAACATCGCTAAACTGAAACGTGAGAATGTCGCTAAGGTCAAGCGCAAAGTATGCCTCCATGATACGCGCATTGGGCGAGTACAATTCATTCATCGCGTTACGCCAGTACAAGTTGAACAGGTTGTTGTAAGGGTTGGCGTTGATAAGAAACGGTGGAATTTCAGGGGCAAAGTTTAAGTCAAAGTCTGTAATGGTAGCTTGTGTTACGCTGTAATTTGTTAGGCTTGATACAGCAGTCAGCACAGCAGCCTCAACTCCTACACTATCATCAAATAATTGAATAGTAAAAGCCGATGCCGCAAACAATGCACGCGGCCCAGGCAATACAAATTCGTTTTGCGTGTTGATGAATTGCGGAATGGGATATAATGTGCCGGGAATATTGCCAGCAGGTGTACTCCTTGTGATAAGTTGAACCGTGTTATCACCTGTGACAAACGTGCTAATAGGCACATCAGGATTTACACTATATCCTTCTGCTTTGTATTGACCATACACGCGGTCATTGTCCTTGTATAACTTACCTAGATAATCCTCTCCTGCCGTATACGTGAATGTGGTCTTGCTTTTTTGCAGTTCCGTTGTGGCGTAAATCGTAATGTCTTTGCTGATGTCAAGCTTTGAATTCCAGTCTAATTGATTGCCACTGCCTACATAACTGTTATAAGGCACAATGCTTATCTTGTTTGGATTGGTACGGTCAGGAACAATGGCACAGTTGTGCATCTTAATCACATCATTCAAAAAATCAATTTGCCGCATGTCGGGTGCATTGAGATTATAGAGGATTGTAGATCCATAGTTGAATCTTGTCCCGCGTAATTCAATCAACGAACTGCCCAAATCACCACTACCTGCTAAAATTGAAACTGTGGCCGTGCCTGAATTCACTCCAGAGTTTGACCTTACATCATATCTAAATGCAAACTCTACCGTATCACCCGCTAGCAAATTCATTGCATAATCAAAGTCGATAGTCAAGGCAGCTGTGTAATCAAACGAATCAATAAACTGTGGCGTGCCACCGTTGATGATTTTATATATCTTGAAATTTGTGATAGCACCTACTCCGGTATAGCCAGTGCTTTGTACAGCAAGTGTCAAGTGAAATGTATACAATCCGCCACCCGGTGCAGTATATACTCCTGTCGTTGGGTCAAAGTTGCTATTGTTGTCAAATGCCTCAGATACGGGTGCATAGTATTGGTATGCACTTATTGCGCCACTACCTGTTGCGGGCATTGTGATTGTTGATGCATTGTATGAACGGTATGCGTATTGTGGGCCAAGGTCATCAGTATCTAAAAAACTTTTATTTAACCACGGCATGTAATACCCTGCGAGGATGGTAAGCAATGATGAAGCTTCAAGTTCAAAGCCCGCATCTGCTATGATTTGTTCTAGCAAATAGTCCCATCTTACAGCAGGAGTTAAATCAACTGCGTATAGTGGCGTCGTTGCATCGCTAATTCTTCGCGTGTTTGGCTGTCCCTCTTCGCTCCAAAGTTGCCCGCGATCAACTAAAGACCAAATGCGCTCTGTGGTTGTAGTTGTTACATTGTCAAACTTTACAACCTCGTTAAGATTGGGCAGGTCGGTGATGTCTTTAAGTTTCTTTTCGCCGATTGTCTTAAATAGGTCAGGCGTTTCTGCATAGAACGCTAATTCAATCTCATTGATTTTGCCCTGCTGCTGGTACACCTTGCGCACACGCACGTAACCTTTTGCGATGGGCAGCGTATCAACGCGAATCTCCGAAGGCAGTTTGTAGTGAAAGTAGTTGTTGATGCCGCCATCATAGTTGACATCAAATAAAGCACCCAGTGCAAGTTGATTGCGGTCGGTATAAGGCACGCGAAACTCGCGGCTGAATGCACCAAGTGACGTGAAGTTGTTCAGGTCAGTATAACGCCAATTTTGGCTGATGCTTTCGTTCTCGAATAGGTCTAGATAGTATTCTTGTGATGCAGATGCAAGGCTATAAATTTGATACGTTAGTGATTCAACCTCAATAGGTGTCCAATCTACAAATGTCACAGTGCTCCATGTTGTGCCATCATATGAAGCTGTTGCAAGTTCAAAGGTTCCAATAACACCAGTCAAGGTTGAAGTGATTTGGACATAGTGACCAATGTACACAGTCATATCACCTGACATAAAAATTGTATACGTACCAAATTCGGTATAGCCACCCGTGTTATCTATAACGGTATTACCCGGGCCACCTGCGCCTTCAACTCTTACTATTAAACTTACTTCGCCGTTCATGTTATGTCCAGTATTCGTTTGCCATTCTTACTTTGAGTGTCACGTTGTATAGCTTGCCATCGTAGGTGCGCTTTTCAACGTAGGATGTGTCATCAATGTTTACAGATACATAGCTGCCGTCATCATTTATTAAGTGGACCTGATTGCTTACAATCAATCCACGCAGGTAGATGAATTCATCTTGTGTGATGTAGTCGCTAGTCACGGTCAATACACGCTGCGCTAAGTTAGTGCGCTGGTTAAGGCCACGGTCGTTTGCGTAGAAGATAGTTGGTGAACTATTGAACAGCGGACGCTTGTATATTTTGCGGTCAACCTCGGTAGTGTATTCTGATTTCTTTTTGAAGTTGAAGTATTCATAACCGCCGCGAGCACCTACCCATGCAAGGCGAACGTTTGGCCAATTACATTCACAGTTACCGTACACGCATTCATTCCAAAAGATATAGTCAGCCGATACTTGATTGCTTGAACTGTTATTGATACGCACGCGGTAGTATTTCCAGTTTGGGAATAGATTTGGCTTCGGCAAGAATACCCCTGTGCGATCGTTAAGGTTCGCAGGAAAAACAGGCAAGCCCTCAACGTTGTAATCATTCAAAACGATATCACTTGCCACACCAAAGCCAGTAGCAGGAAACATAGTAACCGTAGCTGAATGCGCACCGTTGTTGCTTAGATAGTCAGCATTGCCCGGTACATATAGCAATCCATAATCTTCTTCGCGTACTGCAATTGCAACCTTTCCCGCTGCTACTCCCCATGTAGCAAAGATGGGCGGGTACTTTGTTGTGATGGGCCTATCACTCATGACAAGTGAAGATGCATTAGTCAAGGAAAACTTGACATTTGCTGCGCCCGTTTCGGGGTTAGGCTTGTATCCGTCCGTTGGCTGGTAGTATTGATTGTCTACAAGTATCTCATCCCCGTCTACACTGCTGCCTTCCGCTTCAGTTAGTATGCCGCCAACTATCCACCATTCAGCTATTGAAAAGTCAAGACTATTCCAAGTCGATGTATCATCGAGCGTGCCTGTGTCTAGGTTGTGCAGTTGCGTTCCTTGCGCTTCTTCATTACGCAGTTGAATGAGTGACTGTAAATCAAAATACAAACGGTCATCAATTGCAGGTGAAATGTAAAAGTTGAACACCTGCGATGTGGTGTTGTTGGTCACGGTCACGCCGTACTGAAAACCGTCTTGCGCGGTCTCATCACTCGACGCCACAATCATAAGCTTTTGCCCTCGTGCGCTCCACGCATACGGCTGGTCTTCGATAGTTATTGCCATTATCTGAAATTAAGTAAGAATCTTTGTTCAACACCTTTGGCATATGCCTGAAATAACTGCTCACTGTAATCGGGCCATGTATCATTGATTGCGTCTTGATAGTACCTGATGCCTTCTATACCATTTTCACCAATGCTTTTTGCAATGGCAATAGCTGCTGATTTGATTGCGCTCTCCGTTGACTTTATAAATTGACCTTGCCTATCACGTAGTTTGAGTGGCTTCAGTTTTATCCAGTTCATAATGTCTTTATAGGGCGGTCGTTTCGTTGGATCACCGGGATAAGGTTTGCGTCCGTACTCAATCACATCTGCATACCTGCCCGCATCACCTTTGACGGTAAAATCAATCGTTGGCTTGTTGTAACGTATCCGCAGTTTGTAGGTAATCC